ACAAAGTTAATCTCAAATAATTTTTTAAGTACAGGGTGATAAATTGCATCACCCTCAAGAGGACGATCAGAATCAGTCGCATCAGTTTCATTTATGATATAAAATATATCACCTGATAGCGCAGATTCAGAAATTGAGCCAGCCTCCAATTGAATAGAACCAGACGATGTTGAGTCTGTTGATGTTTCAATCTGTATTTGTTTTGTTTTTTCTTGAAATCTTGTCTTACTTACAACAAAGGTTGCTTCACTTAGGTTCTGTAAACCAAACTGAGACATCAGTTCTTGTTCTCCAGCATAACCACCACCAGAATCTTCCATATACATTTCGATAAGAGATTGGGTGTTGAACTTGGATAGTGCATCTTCACCAAGAACATTATCTTCTGCAACAAGTGTGCGGTCAAGATAATATACATCGTGACCATGAATTTGAATTGCTTCTGCAATCAAATTAGCATATAATGATTGTTCAGCTGTAATTACTTGTCCCGTAGTCATTAGCTTGGACTCCCTACATCACCAAATGGATTTGACTCATTGAAATCCAGCAATGTATCATCTAATTCATCAAACAACTCATTTTGAGCTGTCTTATCTATAACACCATCACCAACATAATAGTCTTCTGATATAATGAACTCATCGCCACCAGTTTCAAGTAGAATACTTTCACCAAACGACGGTGGATCAACCGGCACTAATGTACTATCCAGAGTTATCTCTGAAGAAGAGAGGTCAAAATAAGTAAAATCTAAACTAAACGGTTGGTTAACAATTGATGGATTTTCAAGAGTAATCTGATATTCCGAGCTAGCAATTGATAGAGAATCTTCAATTGCATCAATTTCTGAAATACTTGTTTCAAGCAATTCTGAGCCATAATCGAATAAACGACAACGTAACTTATATACTGGATTGTTGTCTAATTGATGAAAAGGATCGTCATGATCTACAAAGTTAATCTCAAATAATTTCTTTAGTGTTGGATGATAAATTACATCACCCTCAAAAGGACGATCAGCATCAGTTGCCGCAGTTTCATTTAAAATATAAGATATTTGGCTATCAGAAACCGTACCAGATTCTAATTGAATTGCACCAGATGATGTTAAGTCTGTTGCCGTTTCTATTTCTAATTGTTTTGTTTTTTCTTGAAACTTTGTTTTACTTACAACAAAGGTTGCTTCACTAAGGTTTTGCAAACCAAACTGGGACATCAATTCTCGTTGGCCACCAAAGCCGCCACTAGAATCTTCCATATACATTTCAATGAGAGCCTGTTTATTAAACTTGGATAGAGAATCTTCACCAAGAACATTGTCTTCTGCGACAAGTTTGCGGTCAAGATAATATACAGAGTGCCCTCTATGGTGAATAGCTTCTGTAACTAATTCCGAATATAAAGATTTCTCAACTGCTAAGTGTGTGCGCCACCGAAAAGCACGAGGTTGGTTAGAAATTGCGGCTGGAAGACCGTGAGAATGAAAATGCTTATTAACTGCCATAATTTACCCTACCATGTAGTTAACTGGCAACTCAAATGTAAGCTGAATTTGTTCCTCTAACTTATTAATCTCCTCCAATGCCTGTGAATAAATAGCCTCACCATTCATAGTGACACCACCAAGCATAGCAACACCACTAAACTTAGATAGGTTTGCCCCCCATTGTTGCTTAATAAGAGCAGTTGCATATCTTTTTAGAAATATGTCATCAAAAATATCCGTAAATGTTGTTGGATCAATTTTGCGATAACATTCTGCAATGATAAAGTCTTCACCAGCAATAAAATCGTTTGACCAATCACCATCAATGTAAAGACGATTCTGATGTTGGTTAAATCGAATTGGCGTCTCACCAACAAGAATGTGTTCTAGAAGGTCAAGGTTATCCATGGCCATCTGATACTGAATTACAGAGGTAGAAGATAGATCATAAAGGTCATTAAGACGCAACTGATAACGAACATCAAACATGTTTGAACCACCACCCGTACCTGTGAATGGCCAGACCTGTATCACCGACACAACAGCAGACGGCATTGGAATAAAATTACTACCTTCTAGAAATGTATCAGTAATAGTGTTGTCTGCGGTATCAGTTCCAATTGAGGTTATGTTTGTTTTTGCCCTTGCAACATCTGCTTCAGTAATCAAATGTTTGAGATACATCTTTTCAATACCATCATAATGATATTGTGCAAAATACTGAAGAGCTTCATCAATGCGATCATCTACTTGGTCGTCTGATACGTTAATATCAATAACCCCAGAACCCAATGCTCTTAGGCAATAAGATTTAAATGTTGACTTACTTGTGGGTATGGCCATAAAAGTATCCTTTTTATATATTTATAAGATTTGTTTTATTGCGATACATTTTAGACCTAATTATACCCTACCCATTCTTCGATTAAGAACTCATACTATTATTATAACTTGGTCAATCTTTTCATGAGTTCTCTTGAATAGCTCTCTATGTTTGTTATGCGAGGATTAAAACCGTCCAAACATTCATATATTTGGTTTGCGCCTATCCATTTTGAAATCTTTATATCATAATCTTTGGGTTTTGTGAAAATATTATTCGTATCCTCATATTTCCCAACATCTATTGTTGACATCCATATTGTAAAGTCAGCGTCAAACTCTCGACGTGTTTCTTCTGTGGGACAAATGAAGTCGGCAATTGCAACTCTCCCTGCCATTACCACACCGTCTGAAAGATGTTTCATTCTATGTGATTGTCGAATACGGCCCTCTGTAGAGAAGTCCCAATCATCATATTTCTCTCTTACTTGATTTGCACTAATCCTTGTAGCAAACAATGCTTTTGATATTGTTTCAGCAAAAGTACTCTTACCTGATCCCGGCAAACCCATTATTAAAATTTTCATAATTACCTCAATTCATATAGAATATATTATTAAGTTATTTTTCTTTCACTAACTGTTTTAATAGAGATTTAATCTCGTGCATTTCGGATTTTAGAGTATTAAGTTCTCTAGTTGTTTCACGCATTGCATCTCTCTGTCTTTGTGCTTCACTCGCACGTTTTTTTGCAACCTCATATGCATTTACATTGTTATTTATAATACCATGGCTACCAGTATCTTTAACATAATTTTCTTGATCTTTTATTTTTAAAAATTCTGACATATTATGTTGCCAAAGCTAAAACACGGAGATTTTTAATCAATGGTGGTAGAGCCTGATTTGTTGTTCTCATAACAATTTTAATTTGAAATGCAATAAATTCTTCCAATAAAGAACCAATACCATCATCCTTCACACCAGCAGTATATTCATGTTCGATGAATTCAGACCTTCTTTCAGAGGGGCGAGTTGTAACATCTGGCAAACCAGAACCAGCAACAGTTCCATCATCATTGAAGAAATTAAAATTCATCTCATCAAAATCAAAATCATCATCAACTCGTAAGGTTTTAAACAACACTTTAATACTTGCATCAGGTAATCGCACTGCATCAAGAAGAACTCTTAAAGAAGTTGCAGGAGTTTCTAGGTTAATTTTCTTGGTAAGATAAATTGCTGAATTGTTGTCCCCCTCTGGTTCTGTCATTGATTTGTATATAGATGTTGGATATACATCAGAAGAGGAATCAATCTGATTTATCTTATTTGACACAGCAACCATAGATAATCTTTGTGTATCAATTACAGGAGATAATGCATCTAAATCTGAAGTTAAAGTCATTGGAACACTAAGAGATTTAGCACCAGCCATTTCGTTTGTTTCATTAATACCAGATGCAACCAGTTTAGTTGCTTCCCAATAATAATTATCTTGAAGGGGAAGAATTCTATTAGTTGTTGATTTCGAAAATGAAGTTTCAGTACCGTTTGGACTTGTTCCACTAGTTGCTAAGAACCCAGCATTAATTTTGGTTCTTGCAGGAACCAAAAGACCCATATTGGTCGTAGAAACATCATATTGAGAATTTTCTGTTGCAGTAGCAATACTGCCACCAAAAACTGAAGTGCTACCAGCACCATCAACAACTGGTGTAGTTGATAATGTGACGGTATAGCTATCTGTTTGAATATTAGCAATTGCAGTATGTGTCTTATTAATGTCATATAATGGAACTTTATGAATTTGATATAGTTCCACAGTTGCACCATTCGCATGAGATACTGCCGTTGTGCTATTTGTACCCCGTGTTGCACTTGTAATGCCTGTTCCAGAAATTGTGGTATAACTAATAATCTCATCATCAATTTTGATATAGTATACGTTAGATGCGTCTCTAGAATACTTACCACTAGTATCATTAAAGTTTGTTCCACTTGTAAGAGTAATGGATGTTGCGTCACTACCCAATGCAGATGCAAGTGTTGTTGATGCTCCAGACTTAACAGCATCAATAGTGACGTTATTATCAGTAGAGTACATACCATGGGCGGCATGGTTAATTTTTAAGACTGTGCTGGCATCTGTCATTTCTAAAGGATTTGTTTTAAGAGTTTTTACAGGAAGTGTTTGATTTTGTAATGTAACCAACCCAGCAGCTGTTGTGTCAAACTTCGCACGTTTCAGAGAGAATTTCATATCTTGAGTTGGAGAAGGAACCCATACACTATTGTTTGAACTCTTGAAAAGAACACCAACATGAGGCTGATCTGTGATTTCATTACCAGTCACATCTTGTGTTCCAAGGTCAGCA